GCCATATACCTGTCGGGGTCGGTTTTCATTAGCTTAATAATGTCTGAGCGTCGATATACTTTCTTCGCTCGCTGTTCTCCATTTCCTTTGGTGCTGCCTGTTGAGGCTGCTTTAACAGCGGCTTTCCGTGTGTCCTTCTCAGTAGAAGCAGCTTGAGCTACTACACCTTGACGTTCTTTCCAATTAGTAAAGAGTTCGTCTGCGGCATCGTAGTCGTACTGTCTGTCTGCCTGAGCAAAGAGTTGTGTGCGAATCTTAGAAGATTTAATCCAATCAACAAACTTACCGTCTTGTACAATCTGTTCCATGTCAGGATGACGGGATTTCAATTGTGTAAGTGCGGTAGAACGTAAGTTGTTTAGATTAGCTTCCTCTGCCTTCTTAATTGAAGGATGATTTGCAATGGCTCTTTCGACTGCCTTGTCGGGGTCGGAAAAGAAATCAATATCTTCGGCTTCAGCCGGTGTTTCTTGTACTGGTGTGGTCGAGTCGAGTTGTGTCTGAATATAACTATCAACTACTGAACGTAACTCCCCTACTTCTCCGCTTTGCTTTCCTAAGAGCTTCTCAGCTTCTTGGTGCATCCTTACAATCTCAGCGGTTGACTTTCCTTTGTACTTATCGGGTATATCATCTTCAGGTGGAGTTGTCTCCTCAGGAGCTTCCGGTTGAAGGTCATCGATATTGTCGTGTTCTGTGTTGTCGTCGTCGAGACGCTCGTCATCTATAATATTTGCTGCCATTATTAAACTCCGTACCTTTTAGTATTATGGAGGTTTGTATTATGCGAGGGTTCATACACCATTATGAATTTGCCTTGCGTTCTTGTTTCAGCTTTTGCTCTCGTTTCTTGACCCAAGCATCGGTATTGACACCGTGATGTTTCTCAGTTCTAGTTCCGAAAGAAGATAGCTGCTTTACTGCTAGTAGACCACACTCATTGCAGTCTACTTCTCTAGTGTCGCTACTTACGAATCGTTCGCTAGTATGTCCTGCTTCACATTTAAAATCAAACAGTGGCATCTTCTTCAGTGCCAAGGTTGTCATATGCTGTACGGACTTGCTCTTCTAGGTTTAACAACGAAGCAATAACGTAAAGTTGTCCTTTCCGAAAGAAAAGGTCTTCAACATTCTTCGATGCCTCTACTGAATCAATACCTTTAGAGTTCGTTTCTAGGTCTTCCTTTAAAGTAGTCCAACCATCTGTACGGAACATCGAAAGCATATCTTCGTAGTATTTTTCTAATTCTTTATCTGTTTCAATCATTAACTGTTTCTCCTTAAAGGACAGTTTGTTATTAATTTAAAGTACAAGTTAAAGTATACTTAAGCATACTATAGTATTATTATAACATATTTTAGAACAAAAGTCAAGCTTTATTTTACTTATATGAGCTACTTACGGTCATTTTGTTCTTCTTGTTCTTAGCTGCACGTCCGCCACGCTTGGGTTTAGGCATTGATTTAGGTTTTGCTTTGCTCTTAGATTTCATTGAATATCCCGGCATAAGTATTCTCCTGTTACCATTTAACTTTATCAGCCCAATAAGCTGCTGACATTTTACCTTTAGCTATGTTCTTACCATGTCTGGCTTTAAAACTAGCACGTTTCTTTTTCATCTTATCCGACTCACCTGCTTTAGGCTTACCTGCGGTGGAAGCTCCTTGCTCACCGAATCGAATTGTCTTAACCTTGTCACCTTCCTTGGCGACTACTACATGGCTTTTCTTAGGATGGCCGGGGGTACGCTTCGGTTTGTTGTACCCCTCTACACCTACTCTACTTAGTCTTGAGTCCTTTTTTACTGGCACTTTTGGCCTCCTTAACTTCAGCTTCAAGTTTCTCAACCCTCTCAGCTAACGCTGCAAAGGAGGTGTTTAGTTCTTTAAGTACTGCATTAAATTGGTGTTGGCTAATCATTGTGGCAATTGTCCTTGTGGTTCGGGTTGCATCATTGGTGGTTCAGGCGTAGCCATTGGTTCTGGTTGTGCCTGAGGTTCTGGTGTAGCTTGTACTGAATTACCTTGTTCCTTAACAGCTACTTCACGTTCCTTCAAGAGTTGCTTAGAGATTTCAAGACGCTTTTGGAACTCCTTGTCGTCTGCATCTCCTGCACTTAAGTTAGCAGTGACCGCCTTAATACGGTCAATCTCAAGCTCCTGTGGTACAGCCTGTGCTTCAGCAGCGTACTTAGCGGCTCGTGCCTGAGACTCTTGTGCTTGTCCTTGTAGGGCAGTAGTCTGTGCGTTCTGGAACTCCAACGCAGCTTGTTGCTGTGCCTGTTGAGCCTGCTGTGCTGCTTGTTGCTGTTCAGGATTAGGAGTATTAGCTTGGTCAAGTTTAGCAATAAGCTCTTCACGGTTAGACAAGTTCATGTTATCAACAATGGACTTAACCAACTCAGGGTACATCGGTGTCTCTGGCGACATAGTTTGTAGTAACTGAACAAGCTGTGTGACTTCGTACTCACGGGCAATAATACCCAAGGAACTAGATACATCAAACTTATAGTCAGCTACAGGGTATATCTCAGGCTCAAACTGCATGTAACGGTGTGCAGCTTTAGTTACCAACGGAATGATAAACGACTCTTGGAAGTTAATCAAAGTGCGCTTGTGACGTTTAATAATAGCACCTAAGCTCATTGAAACGCCTGCTGCTGTACTTTGTTGGTTTACAGAGCCTGCCATACCCGCTGAGTCGATAGCGCCTGTAGCGGTCTGTACCATCTGCTGTAGAGCCTGTGCCTGAGAAAAAGTAATCTGATTGACCTGACCAAAGTTAAATGGTTGTAGTATCTCAGCAGGGTTACCGTTAGTAAGAATAACCTTACCTGCACGAATCTCTGGCTTAGAACCTCTAGGCATACGAGAAGCATCCATCGCAAGCATGGGGTGTACTGTTAGTGCTAAGGCATCAATACGAGCGCGTAGTTCTGCGTCTAACGCCTTCTGAGAGTTATACCCTTTCTCACATACACCTCGACCCCAGAAACGGCTAGGAACGACATCCCAAGGGAATGCGATGATTGGACGGTCACCCATCATGTAAGGGTTCTTCTCAGCCTTTAGCAGTGTACCACCATCAGCAATAACAACAATAGCCTCTACGTAGTAGCTGTTGTCTTCTTCACTATCCACAAGCTCTACTACTTCTTCCTCAGCATCAGGGTCAGCCTGTGCTTCAGTAAGCAAATAACGAGGAACAAGACCGTAGTACTTAGTTAGACGTACTTTATCGTCGTCATAAGCAGTAGCTAGGTCTTTATCAGGCTCGATGTCCCAATCGGTAGTAGATGTGCCAATCTCAGCCTCACGATATACACCTTCTTCCTGTAATTGTTCTACAGTATGACGAGATACAAACTCATCCACAGCAACACCTAGAGCATTCTCTACGGTTGTAGCTACAGGGTCGATAAGGAAGTTCTGAGGCATGACAGGGTTTAGCTTAACGCAAGTTCTGTCCGCAATTGTGACACCAACTGCTGTTAATTCACCACCCATAACAGGCTGTGTAGCAGGTTTCATTTCTTTTTCAGTAGTTAGTTCTATTTCAGCAATACCAGTACCAAACACAGCGGCGTTAATAAGACACTCAGCTACATTCTTACGTATTTTGTTACGTTTAAAGTCGGCTTCTAGGTTATTACGCAGCAATTGTACGTCGGCATTGTCTTGGTCAGCATAATCATCCTTAATGTCGAACCATTTTCCACGACCAAAGGTAGCTTCTTCCAGTTCAGCTACGGATGACTCAACAGCCTGCTGTAGTGCAGGGGAAATAATCTTGGAGCGCTCTGATTGACGAGTCTTATCTTCCTCTGCCCAATGTCCACGCCATAAACGGTAGTATTCATCGAACTTCTCTGAGTAATTAGACTCAAAGTTATCACGCCAGTCGTCACATTTGTTGGATACCCAACCTTCAAGTGACTCAAAGACGTAGCCTTCGTTATCATCAAACATAGTTAATACCCTGCGTAATAGTCAGTAAGTTCATATTCTTCTTCCTCGTAGTCGATAGCGTAAGCTACCTGAGCCAATTGGTCAATGTAAGCCAACGAATCAATTAAATCGTCGTGTACTAGTTTATTGGGGAACTGAAATAGCTCATCTAGGAACGGAGCATTCCACTCACCCTTGTTAAGTGTTATCTTACCATGTTCAAAGCGCCCTTGGAGCGCCCAGACAATACGGTCAATCTTACGTTTGTTACCGTGTGTCAGTTCCTCAACCCTAAAGAAGCGTTGATTTGATTTCATAATGTCATTAAGGTAAGGATAGACAGCATTCTTCAATGCACCCTTCTCAATACCTACAGCTACTGGTTGGTAGTCTCGGACTGCTTCGAAGATTTTACGTGCTGTCTTCTCAACTCCCCAACGACCATGGATGATGTCAGCGACCCACCATCCTTCCGTACCCGCTTTAACCACCGCAATTGACGTTTGGTCAAGTCGGTTAGTTTTAGTTGTTGCTGTTTGAACGTCCGCAAAGCCTGCTAAATCCACTGCTATATAAAATTGACCTCCGTCCGGTTCCTCTTCGGAGAACTGTACGTGTTCTTCCTTAAAGAGTTCACCACCTGCTGCCTCGAAGGATGCCATGAACTCCTGTCGGAAGGAGAAGGCTGACATGGACTTCTTAGCCGCGTCAATCTCCTCTTTATCCAACAAGGGGTTATCGTATGATGTAAAGTGCCAACCCTTCCACTGTTCGTCCTTTGAGATACTGGCGTACTGGAATAAGTCGTAGAAGTGATTACGTCCCATGGGTGTACCAATAAACATGGCATCACCCTTCTGGTCAGCTAGGGCAGGTCTCAGGATTTGCTCCCAGACCTCCGGCTTCATATCAGCGTACTCATCCATACAGAGGAAGCTAAGGGAGACACCACGCATAGTCTCTGGTCTGTCAGCACCCTTGAGGGCGATGGTTGCACCGTTGACTAGCTTTATTTGTAGGTTGTTGATATGACTGGACGCTATGACCGGGTTACCGACCTCTAGCAGTGTCTGCCACATAATGTCCCTAGCCTGACCCTGTGTGGGTGCGACATAAAAGACATGACCCCTCTTACATTGTAACCCCTCAATGATTAACTTCCAAGCCGCTAGGCGTGACTTACCTGTTCGTCGTCCTGCCGCGATAACCTTGAAGCGTGAGCTATCCTCAAACACTTCCTGTTGCCAAGGGAGCAGTTCTACTTTTAAGTCAGTCAATCGTCACCTCCGCTTTCGTTTTGATTACAACTCTAGCGCCACATGACAGGAGTGGTTTATCGCTACCTCCGTATATGACTTCGGACTCCCCGTGTATCTTAACGGAGTGTCCGTAGGTGTTCTTCTTACCTTCCTTAACGGTGATTACAGGCTCGTTAGTGCCATGCTTTAGGTTGGCTTTAATCTTGTGTTGGTTGACGTGGATATATTTAACAGT